AAGGGCTACCACTTGAGTTATATACTGGGGAATCAAAAAGCTCATCGTTGAGATCAACATAGTGATCAAGAGTTAGTGTCCTAGCGGTGTCATCCGCTGCAGTGATCGTGGCTCTATAAGCTTTCCCCGTTTCAACAATAGTTCCCAATCGGATCGTAGCGCCTACCAACGCAGCGCCGTTCCAACCTGATGGGAAAGCCTCATCATTAACACCATCTTTAGACCAGTCCCAGTGAAGCTTGTTTCCTTTGGTGTGTGTTCTAGCACCAGCACCGTCTAGCAATACGAAGTGTTGCTGTGTAGCCCCTGCGTCTCCCACCATCGTGTAACCATCATCGGCTCCTGCTGCTACGTACCCTCTGTCTACGAGGTAACCGAGGTTGTCTGCCATGCCTTTAGAGTTAGCGCCTACTATACCCAGCACAAACTGGTTGGCACTCCATGTCGCTACAGAGTAGCTAGAACTTGCATAGGTATAATGGTAATCATAGTTGTCAGGGACACGAAGTTCATACTCCGTTGCAGGCGATATCAAGGTATTGGGTGTTCCGTTTAGGCCTTGAATCCTAACCTTATCCCCCTTTGAAAACGAATGACCAGCAGCGAAGGTAACCAGAAACACACCATCCACCCACTGGCCTGTGTCTTTATCTTTAACAGATGTAATCCTTATGCTGTCTATCTCAGCCCTACCAATGATAACAGTGATGCCTCCCTTGGTGCGGCTTACTGTTATATCAAACGTGGAGGATACAGCTGTAACTGTTTTGACATAGTAGGTGACTCCTGCCTCTAGTCCTATTGGAAGCGTTCCATCTCCTACGTTCGAGAACCGAATAGCATCATTGACTGAGAGAACTGATGGGATATTAATCTTGTTAGTGCCATAGTTTATACTGGTGATGGTTATCTGTGTATCTGGATTAACCACCAGCACGTACTGTTCCTCTGCGTCTCTGTTGATCGTGTGTACGAAAGCAGAACCACCTGTGTCAGCGTCGATCTGACTTATGAACTTAGTGGGAGGCCTCTTCACCAGCCCCTTAATGGGTGATGAGTAGGCGTTGATTTGCTCTTCAGCTTGGGACGCGAACCGCTGAGACTCAGCTTGCTGGCTGACCCCCTGCGCTAGACTGGTTGTAGCATTCTTGACTAAAGGCATTACGCAATAACAGCATAGGGATACGAGGTAGAGGAGTCACGGACTACGGTGTAGTTGGACAGGCGACTATTGAACATACTATAGTCACCGTTCTCAGTCTCTTTGTGTATTAAATTCATTCGAGCTTCGTACTCTTCTTGAGCGGCCATCTTTACCAACTGGGGATCACCGACATGTCTCGCTGCAAATACACGAGCCGCCTTTGTTACGATATACCTTCTTGCATACTCAGGTATAGCAGGCTCGCCTGTGTCTGTAGTAGTTTCAAACGGTAGCTGATATGTAACGACTGCTTTAACATCATCAGAAAACTTGTAGCTACTTTCTCTACGATCAAAGAGGAACTTGCCTCTAGCGACTGGGTCGATGCCAGCATACTGATAAATCGATAGGTCAATGTTCAGGACATCTGTTGGTACTTCAATGCGATCAGCGTAGAACGTTGTGGTTGTTGCGGGTGCAGCGCTCAGTACTGCCACAGTGTTGCTTGTGATGGAGGCCACTGTTAATGCGACTCCGTTGTTAATCACGTTCTCATCCTTCACCAAGTAATGAGGTGTGCCTGTGGTTATAGATGTGCCGCTGTTCGTGTGGCCTATACTTCCAGTACCTTTAACAAGAGGAACATCGTTGAACCTATTGAAGTGCCACCCCTCCGTCTGAACGGCCTTGTCTATCTCCTCTAAAATTTTTTGGGCATCATTAGCTTCTCCTGCACTAGCCAGCGTGTTGATACGTGACTGCCCAATGGTAGACAGCATCTGATTGACTGCCTCCAACTTGCTTGTGTTTGATCCGTAAGCCATAACAAATTAAAAAAAAGGGAACCCCCATGTTTCAGAGGGTTCCCACATGAACTATTTCTTACCAGTTTGCGTCGATAGTCGGACGAATACCATCAGACCATACAACCACTGATTCAGGACGGAGGGAACCGTGACCCATGCTGTACTTAGCAACGAACAGATTACCTTGACGTTCAATCAGGTATTCAGATTCCATCGTTAAGTCCATCAGTTTCAAGGTAGCAAAGCCACCCTTCTGGAACACGATACCAGCCAAGTTACCGTACTTAGCACGATAATCATTGCCTGAACTAGCCGACAACCATTGGTTATCATTAGCACCCACCGTATTACTACTCGGAAGATGGTTACTCACCAAGAGGGTGATACCAGCAACACGAACAATAGTACCGCCAGCCAACGAACCTTCACCACCAACGTCTTTGTTGATCATGGAAGAACTAACTACATCAGTACCAGACGAGTTGTTGACCATCTCGTAGTACATAGCAGGAGTAACGATGGCATACCGATCACTCTTCGGCACATCCTTCTCGTCCAGCAAACGTGCAGACTCAAACAGAGCGCGTCTAATGAAAGCAGCGTCTGGGTTAGCCCTCAGTGCGCCCTCTACGTTAGTAGAAGAAGCAGGCCGAGCATGTGCGGTGTTCGCTATCGTCTTTGCAGCAGCAGTAGCTGATCCGGTAGTGGATTGCTTACTGTACACAACAGAGCCGAGCTTAGTTTGACCAGTAATGAAGGCATCAGCAGGCACGAAATCATCAGTATGATCTTCCGAGCCAGTGAGGGTTCCTTGCTTACCGCCAGTTTTCACTGCGACTTTCAACACGTTCTTATCAAATTCGTTAGCCAGAGCTTCACCGAGTTGGTGATTGTAAGGCGCACGAACATCGAAGTGAGAAACCAACTCATCGATAGAAGCAATGAAGGTCGATGCCATCAAGACTTTATCAATGTGAATGATTTTCTCAGACTGAGCGAACTTGTTTAGTCCACCACCAGCAGGCCCACTGTTCTCCAAGATCGAAGACCCCGGTGTGTAGTAGCCAGCTGATGCTGTCCCGATTACAGGGAACGATGCTGATTTACCCTTCGAGATGGTTCGCATCTGATGAAGGGGTTTCATTATGTTTTTCTCATCGAATACCGTGAGAACCTCGCCTGCAAACTTCTTTAAGAAGAGTGCTAGTGAATCACCAGAGCCAGCCCCGGTGCTGCCTTGAGCGCCTACGCGCCCTGCACTACCTGTGAATATATTAGCCATATCAATTTAGCCTTTCTTTATTTAATTACAACAATCGACCGTAGCACTCACTACAGTCTATTACATAACGCCTTTGGATTTGCGTCCAAGTTGTCTGTCGTAACAGGCTATTCGGCTTCCCCTACGGGCAAATCTAATGGCCCAGCTAACCATCCTTCAGGCAGAGTGACTCTGTTTTTGGAGAGTTCCCACTCTGAGCCTGTCCAATGGTAGACTCGACCTGTGACGTCTGGCCCAATACGAACCAGTGCGTCACTCGTTGGAATGAAGACTACTCTTTTCCCACTTGTCAAGCATCCGTTGCTTCCAAGCATCACGCAACTTGCGAGGAACAGCAGGGGCAATCGTTGCTTTAACTGGTTCAGCAGCTTCATTCCAAAGTAAACTAAGTATTTCCTTAAGAATCGCTAGAAGTACTGCTCCCATTAGCTTTATCTAGTTTCTTAAGAGTCAGCCGTGAGCCAGTGTAACCTAGCGCCACTAAAGCAGCCATGATTAGACCAACCACCTTGGTTAGCCCATCGCTTCCCTCCAGTATACCAGAAGAAGCAACCGCTCCAATGACTACAGCTGCCATGCTCATGTAGAATTCGGTGGATTTATATCCCGGTTTCTTAACCGTTTCGTCCACCACCTCAATAGATTTTTTAGTATCAGCCATGCTATGTATCTTTTTATTATGTTAAATCGCCTGACATTGCCAGACGGCGCTCAACGTGCGCGTGGAATTTCATATCCCCTGCTTTATACAGTGGGTTCTTCATGTCTTGCTGCATGTCGTACATCGATCCGTAGCCTCCTTCTTGAGCGGTGCGACCTCCTTGAAACAGAGTGGGTTCTCCTCCTTCTCCTGTTCCTCCTGACTGTAGCCACTGGGCAAACATACCTTTGATGGCCATCTTAGCTAGTGAAGCAGAGCCTTCTATAGCCTCGTTGTAGGAGTCTATGTCTTCTTGATCTAGGTTTTCAGACATCCAATTTGACATCTGTTTGTAATTTTCCTCGCCGCCAGCTACATCCATTAGCTCGCTGGTCTCAGAATCCATGAGTTGGGACTGCCCCCTGATGTAGTTATCTACAAGGTCACGAGACAACCCCTTAGCTCCCAGAGCATCATAGCTCTTGTCGCTTAGGCTACCATTGGCAGCGTACTCTTCATTGTACTGGGCAAAATCACCATCCGTAAGGAGGCCTTTCTCTTCCGCTTGCCTTGAAGAGAACTTCTTTTCAAGAGCCGAATACGCCTTAGCCATATCTTCTGGACTGCTGAACTTGTCAGCAAGCCAGTCTGGTCGGGCTGGTTCTTCTTGATGTTGTTGTTGAACGGCCTCTTCGGATGCTTCCAGATTTTCTTCGGGTGCATCTGGGCCTGAGTCTGGGTCACTGAATGATACTCTCTCCATAATTTAGTCGTGTGGTCTTGTGTGGCTTTCTTTTCTTGCTTGCTTCTTATCACGTTTAACTTGAAGCTTTTCTCTACGCTTCTGACCCTTTTTACCT